TCTTTGTAATCGAAACCAGCAGTTTCCATATCAACTACTTCTTTAGTAGGATCTTTTTCTACTGCTTTAGCTTCTTCTGCTAAAAATTTATCCCAATTAGCAAATGGGTTAGCTGTACTTTGAGTAACAACACCACCAATACCTTCAGATAGGATTGATTTTTGCTTCAATACCTTTACTGCTGTAGGGAAATTGGTTAAGTTATTAAATAGGTTTGGAAACTGTCTTAGGGCAGATTTCATAAACACATCCTTGTGTCCTTTTCCTTCTTTAATAAGGTTATACTGTTCTTGAAGTGTTTTCATTATTGCTGTTTTAATAATTTGTCAATGTCTTTTAAATAATCTAAAATCAAATCAGTAGCGTATACAACACTATATGACTCGGGTTTATCTTGATAATAAGCTATTGTTTCATCTTTAGCTTTATCTATCAAAGGGTATAAACTATTTAAACGTTTTTCAATATCTTGAAAAGCAGCAATACGTTTTTCTTGGTATGCTGCTCGATTTTCATCGCGTTCTTGTAAATTTAATTTATACTTATACATATTATTTCTTTCCCCATAAATATTTAACTTCTACACCTGGTGTAGAATGTGGTTTAGGAACTAATTTGTAACCAAACTTTTTAGTATACATACCTCCATCGGCATATTTACCTTTTTTGTTTTTACTAAAGGCATTTGGAGTAGCGTATTGAGCACCTGCACCTGCTTGAGATGAGAAACTATTACCTCCACCTGCAGTACTCATTTCATCTAAACCTTTAATACGAGCATATTCCTCAGATTTATTATTACGTAAATATGTTCTTAATTCATTTCTACGTTTTCTAATATCTAAATAATGGTCCTTAAAAAAAGCCTCACCTGTTATATCAGCTACTTCTTTAGCTGTTTTCATTAGGTCAGTAATGTCCTTAAATAATTTTTTGTAATCTGCTGTGTAATCAACGTCCCAAGTAATTTGACCCGTTTCCGGGTCAATATTTGTTACAGTAGTTTGTATACCACCTTTTACTTCAGTATCGCCAATTTTAGCCATGAGCGGTTTTTAATTCTTCTACTAGTTCTAAATACTGTAATATGTTTACAATATTATCTGATGTTACATTTACAGTTTTATCTAATGTTTCAATTAAGTTATTTACTTCATTAATTTTAATTTGCACTGCTTTATCTGTAATTTGAGAAGATAACTCGTTTAATTGAGTTTTAATTTTATCTACTTCAGTATTATAAAATTCTCTTAATACGGGAGTTGAATCAACTGAATTAACATATTGTCTTAATACTTCTTTTTGACTAGTGTATAAACCATCATACTTACCATTGAATTTCTCCATTAGGATTCTGTAAGTAAGCATACGAGTGTCTTTATCGTATGATTGGAATTCTCTTAATACTTCCGCTTCAACTTTTTCTCCATTAATATCTGAGGTAGAAAGATGCTCTAGGAGAGTCATTTTATTGCTTACAATAATATCGGTGTCTACTAGAGCTTCGGTACTTTGAACTTCCGATAACATATAATAAGCAGCATGTACTTTATAATGTGGAAGTTTAGTTTTAAAGAATTCTTCTAAATTATAGCTAGTCTTAATCTCATTAATTAAGTTATATTTTTCTTTTTTAAGAGCTCTACGATTTAGTTTTTTAGAAGATTCTAGTAACGTTTGGATTAAAACATTAGCCTTACTTTCGGTAAGGGTGGTTGTTTTAGTTAACGCTTCATATAGTTTATATTCCTTTCCTAATTCGGACTTAACGAAATATTTTTGAATCAATTTGATAGCAGCAGATTCTACACCGTTAAGTGTATCTGCAGTTACTTGACGAACTAATAATTCGAAAAGGATACCAGTATTTTTATACTTTGAATGTTTAATGTTCATTCCTACTAGGATTTATTATAAATATATAAGGAGATATTACTCTTTGATTCTTGACTCATCTAATAATGATTCTTTACGTTTATCAGATTTAAACACAATTTCTTTATCTAAACCTTCAAATAAAGAACGATTTTTTATAAATTGTTTTTGTGCATTTTCTCTTAAACCTATAGGCTCATTAGCTTTCATCTCCTTTTTACCTAAACGATCTTTACCAAATACGTTATCTTGAGTATTAATATTTGAAGCTTTTTCTTCAGGACGACCTAATGGTGTTTTTTCATCATATCCATCAGGTACATTGCTTGGATCACTTTCCATTCTACCTTGACCATACAATGAAGCTAGATCGTGAGGTGTACCATATGAACGACCTGTTGTTAATGGATCATTACCTTCAGTCTCAATTTGAGCTAAACGGAATTGGCGTTTTTGATCCTGAGCAATTAAGTCTCTGTATTCTTCATATTGGTCTTCACTAAAGTGGAAAATATGCTCATAGATCCAATCTGTTGGAACTAATTTATTCTCCATCATTTGTGATGCTAGATCTACTTTTTCTTTCATCAATGCGATCTTCTCTTGATCGTAGATAATTGAAGGTGTAGTTAAATCTAGTGTGAAATTGGTCATTTGTTCGTCTCTATACCCTTGAGCGTATAAGTGAACTAATGCAATTTTATATAATTCTGAAATTAAGATACGTTGGATACGATCAATTGTACGACCGAAACGAATATCCTCAGCTGCTAATGTTGCTTTACCTGATAGATCAGCATCGTAACCCATAAATGCTTTTGGTACTTTAAGAGCAGCGAATAATTTTTCTCTTAAGTATTCTACATCTTGAATACCATCATATGATAGACCGGGTGTTGTTTCAATTTGAGTTGCTTGATCATTTCCTCTAACTGGTAGATAGAAATCTTCAAGTAGGTTTTGCATATTGTATTTCAAGTTATACTCACCTGTTTGCTCATCCATATATGGAGTACGCTTAAGTGTTGAAATAGTTTTTTGCATGAAGTTTTCTACTTCATTTGGTGGTATAGAACCAACATTAATTTTGAAAATACGTTTTTCAGGTGCTCTTACAATTCTATGAATCAACATAGCATCTTCCATTAACGCATATTGCTTGTATAATTTACGACCTGGTTCGATATATGATCTACCATAAGGTAAATAGTTCATATCCGAAAGTAAACGGAAGTGAGCAACCTCATAATTATCAAATGTAATCATATTAGCATTCTGCTGATTTGGAACATTGTAATAACCAGAAGAAGAACCACCATAGAAACCATCTGGGTTGTAATTAAATATTACTTTAGATGGATTTTCTGGGTCGAAATTTTCTTGTCTTTCAATATGGTATGCTGAATAAGGTATTACGTTATAAACACCAAATTTTTCTGAGATCTCCAGTTTAAGAAAGAAATCACCATACTTACACATTTGACGAGTCCAAGACCAAAGGTTAAACTCAATGTTAAGTACATCGTAAAATAAGTTATATAGGATTTTCTGGATGTCTTCATCCGAGGATTTAATTTGTAATACCTCACCCATATCGTTTTTAAGTGAACACTCATCAGCTACAATGTCAAGAGCAGAAGCTATAATAGCATCTGTATCCATTACATCATAATCCGAATAAAGCATAGTCCTCATATATTGGTAGTTCATATTGAACTGAGCACCATATAATGAGGTTGAAGATGGGTTTTGGTAGACTCCTCTATATCTATCCATTAAAGAGTTTGTAGCAAACTCACCAGAGGTCTGGATATGATCGGTATCAACCGTTTTTAATTGATTACCTCCTACATTACGGATGACAACATCCGAGGAGAATAATCTTTGTAATCTAGTAAATAAGCCTTTATCAGCCATAATATCTGTTATTATTATAAATATTGTCTAAAGCAACCAACTAATATCTTCTTGTTTCCCGTTTATCTCTTGTGTATATGGATTATCAACACTATTAGCATTGTAACCACCTTTCCAAGATACTTTATTAGTAGCAATACTATTTAATGAGGCCTTACTCATATCTAAGTGTTGTTGACTAAATTTAAACGATGTATCACGCATAAACATACCAATTCCAAATGCCATAACCAAATCGTCATTATAACCTTGTTGAGCTTCAGCGCGTCCGTTTTTCCACATAAACACTTTCATCTCTTCAATTAAACGTTTTGATTGAATGGTAACTGATTTATCATTAACATATTCTTGAAGTTTACCTATAATTAAAGGTCTAACTCTAGATGTCATACTAAATCCAGGAACCATTTTGCTTGTATCCATATATCGATCAAAATACGAATTTGCTTTTGTAGCATCACTTTTAGATGAGTAGTAAAGGTTAGTATATCCTCTATCTATAATTGTTTGGATCGTTGCCCAACCAATTGAGGCATTCTCTACTACAAGCATAGCTTCATTGTATTCAGTAGCTATACCAACTAATAAATGACCAAATTCTTTTGTGCCTAATTGCCCTTTATATTCAGCAACTTGGGTATTCGTTTCAATGTCAATAATATGGAACGCAGAATAGTCTTTCCCATCCCCACGAGCAACGTCTGCAACCACAAGGTAGGATCTAGAATAGTCGGCTGGCTCCCAAATCCATAAATTTTGATCAGCACCTCGTTTTTCGAGGGGATCTTTGATATAAGTTTGTTCATAAAATTCTAAGTATTCAGCATAGAATACAGTATCACCCGAGGTACTAAAATCACAATCACACTCTTGTGCTGCCATTCTAGGATCACCTAGTAATTCATCCTGTCTATCTCTCCAAGCCTGATCGCGTTCGGGATGAACGTGCCAAGGTAATTTTATAGGTAGGAAATCGTTTTCATTATTTTCGGCCCTAACCCATGTTTGATGAAACCAATTACCTGTACCATAAGGAGTAGATAATGCTATACACCCACCACCCGTAGCTAGTGTTTGTTGAGCTGAAGCCCAGATCTCGCCAATATTATCAATAAAGGCTGCCTCATCAATTAATAGAAGGGAAACTGCTTCTGATCTACCAGCATCACTACTTGCAGATGTTGCTTTAATTTGTGATCCATTACTTAATCGTAATGTTAATTTGTTATTTTCAGGTGCATCTATTTTAAGCCAGGAAGGTAAATTTTCATACATGAATTTAACCTTCGTAACCATGTTTTTAGCTGTATCCTGCTTTGTTGCAATACAAAGTACGTTTTTATCCTTATGGAATAACATTAACCATAAAGAATAACCAGCACCTAAAGTAGAAATACCTAGCTGTCTAGATTTTAATACTACTGAATAGGGGTTTTCCTGGAATAATTTTAGTACTTTATCTTGGAATGGGTATAGATTAAATGGAATACGTCCACGTTGAGGGTGCTGTATGTAACAGTATTTACGCATAAAATGAACTGGATCGGCAGCACATTTAACGTATTCAGATTGAATTATCTTTCTTAAATCTTGACTCATTTACCTATTTTCCAATACAGACGTCCTGTAAAGATAGGTTGGAAATTTTGATCAACTCCTACCCCAAAACCGTATGCATTTCTTTTTTTATTAACGTACATTAATTCACCATTAACGCTTTGTATTTGTTCTTTGTTACCACTTATCGAAGCGCCCCAAAATAACTCGCGTTTGTAGAGGTAAGTAGTATTAGTAACTGTAGTTGTTGGGATGAATATGTTGGATTGAACATCTCGTTTTGATATTAAATTACGAGTAACCGTATCATTTATCACTAT